TGTGTAAATCGTCGGATATCGCTTGTCCCCATTTACTCCATATATGCCTATATGGATGTACCTGCCCGCACGAAGGATTTCCCATGGGACTGTGCATGTATTATCTGTCAATGCAATCTCAGCGCTGCGGCCCATATCGTCTGTAAACACCGCTGTTTTTGCATATCCATCCCAGGCCGGATCAAACTCAAATGCTGCCGTGTAGATTTCTACCGACCCGGATACCAGTCGTTCAGACTCTACTAACTCCAGCGTTTGGCCTGTTGCTCTTAGTCTCATGTGGATAGCCCTCTCTCAATTGCTGCGGTGATCTCCTCTAGTGCTTCCACGCGAGACGCAAGGTCAGGAGGGCATGGCTTGGGCAGCGCTGCACGGTCCGCCTCGATCTCCTCATCGGTACGTGCTGCTGCATGACCGTCCTCCAGCTTATACCGGGTGATGCCATCGTCAGTGTATAAGCCCCCGTCAAAGTAGTGGATTTGGCACAGGTTGTAGCGGTCGCCGCTGCCCTCGTCGATGTACGTCCAGGCGTCAATGTCCTGGATGTTGCTCATGGTATACCCGCCCTCGCAGCGGATGATCTTGTCCCCGTCAAGGAGGACGTACACTTTGGATTTTGTTCCTTCCATGTTGTTGCCTCCTTATAGGTCTGCGGAAAAGTCAATGTATGTAGACGCGTCATTGTTTGCTTGCAGCATTACCGGCGTATTAGATGTTAACGAGTTTGTAGCAGATGCAGAAATCCTATTAAACCCATTAGTGGATGCCCCGCCGGGAGAAATTGAAGTAACTGAAATTGCTGTTCCTGGTATGCTTAATATAAACTTGCCGCTTGCCGCAACAGTCGGCACGACTCGCATTTCTGGCACATTAACGAAAATAAATGCACCATTTGCGGAGTTGATATAACCGTTGCCATAATATGAATAGGAACCAGTGCTTTTTTTTCTGTAGAAATACCTCTGACACTTCGCCAGCTCTTCCGCCTTATTAGGCGGCGGGTCGATCAGCGCCCACGTACCGTCTGCAGCTTTGCGCGCTAAGGTCTGCTGTGTGCCGAGTTCGAGTTTGATGGCAACGATTTGTCCTGTGGTGGCCGGCGAAAATTGACAATACGGACGCCCGCCCACAAGACCTAAATATAGAGCACAATTAGAGCCAAGCTTTGACGGGGAAGTGTTTGGTACGCCAGTAAGAGTAGTCAACACTCCGCCATACAGCACTGATACAGCAAGGGTTTTTGATGCCAAACTTGTATCTTCTAATAATTGATAAATTTTATCGTCTCCGATGCTCCCGGAGATAGCGATAACATCGCCAGTATTGGTTACAGTAATCCCATTTTGGATCCACCTATCAAGGCCATAAGAATAAGCAAGGCTGTATTCAGTCTGCCCTCTCTGATTGATCGGATCCGCAAAATACCAATTGTCCAGCAGATTACGCCCTGTGAGCTGATATGTTTTGGTTATGGATTTATCGATTTCTTCCCCATTGTATTGGCTTGTATAGTACCCACTTGGTAGCCCATCGGATAAAGCCGCCCTGAGCATCGTGTTAAATTCATCTTGTGTCATAAGTCACCTCACACAATGATAAGCCGTCCGGATGCGTCGACCATAAAATGGCCGCCAGCCTCCACAAATGCTCCGGCATAAGTCGGTACAGGTCTACGGTAATACACCAGGACACAACCGGATTTTCCGTGCCCAGCGGCCCCTGCTATGCCGCCGGTGCCATTGTCCGGGTCATACCAAATGCCCTCTGGTGCGGCACCCGCTTCTGCCGTGATTCTGGCCGCACCGTTTGTGCCGGAGCCACCACCGCCATTACCACCATCGCCGCCGCATCCATAATTTTCCCCATCCTGTCCATCGCTCGCATTTGCACCATTACCGACCAAAAAGCAACTCTTGGAGTTGTTACCAGGGGCCCCATACGCTGCTCCACCGCCGCCAGCTCCTGCGAATTTTCGATTTAGCCCCACCCCCGGCTGCTCCGCCATTTCACTTCCTTTTCCGCCCAAATCAACGTATACGCTCTCTCCGTCATAACCGCCTGTGTGATCGGATAGATCGCCACCATCGCCGCCGTCACCGCCCTTTACGCCGTCATTCCCCCTCTTGGCGTATACGGTGCCGGTCAGCAGATCAGTATATCCGCTCGGCATGGCCGTACCGTTTGCGGATGTATATTCGCCAAAGACAACCTCGTCTGCTGTCGTGTTATATGTAATCCCTCCAGACGTGGGTATCTCCATCTCCACGCGGAGTATTTTACCCCCTTCTCCTCCTTCTCCTCCTTCTCCTCCTACACCGGGTGTACCGGCGGAGCAGCTCCAGGTACCCCCGCCTTTCGACTCTTCCGAGGTGACAATAATTTTTGTGTTTTCGCTTGGCTGCCCATTTTGTCCAGCTTGTCCATCCTGTCCTTTGCCGATCAGGACCGCCGTTATATCGGTTATCCCTTCCGGCCCGGTCCATGTACCTTGGCCGGATAATACCTCCACATAATCATAATACTGCGTATCATCTGGCGCAGGAGGGCGATAGCCGATCAGGCTTTTGCACGTTGCCCTGAGTTTGCCGGAAATGTTGATATCCAGGCTCTGGATACACGCAGTCCCAAGTTGCCGCTCAAATGGGTCAAATTCGTCCATTACATCGCCTGGGTCCTGCGTGTCATATACCACACCGGCCTGTATATAATTGGAGCTCCTATAATATGCCGCTAATCGCTCGGCAACGGTTACAGAGTTTGCAAGCGAGATAAGGGTTGCGTCAGAAATGGTCTTGACGTTTTCCGCTGCAGTTGCGTCCACGATTTCCCGTACCTCGCGGCTATTATGCACGTAAGAAAATCCTGTGAGCGTACCCGCTCCAGCGGACAACACGGCATGATTTGGGCCAGACGACAAAATCGTAAATCCGGACGCTTGTAAGCCGTACATCGGCGCATCAAACGTCACCACGTCACCGCCGACTGTTTCACCCTCAAAAAGCGTGCGCTCTTCTCCGCCTTGGATGTATTGATGCTCCGTGAGGATCAGGGCGCTATATCTATCATCATATCCCACCACTGCGCCCTCGCGGAACATCTTATCGTCCGGAATCACGCCAATGGTACCACTCCAAAGCTCTTCTATTCGGATCACTCCGTCAAGGTCTGTTTTTACAGTTCCGCCTATTGCAAAGAGCACCTGTGCCAAATTTGACCTAGCACTATCAGAGTACGGGAGCCATCCATATAGTTTACGCTCAGCCAAACGGCCCTGTACATTTACGGGCAACCCGCCGCAGATATCCGCAATCACCGCACCGGCTGTCTGACCCGAATACATACCCCCGTAGTGTTTGCGGGCATCCAGTAGCCCCATTGTGGAGATTGCGTATATCTTATATTTATTCGCCGTCTCTCGCTCAATGCTTTGCACGTAAAACAGCCCGACACGACGCGCCCCATAATAATATTCGAGGGGCGCATCTCGCCGGAAATTTCGGATATTGTTGTCGGTAGTCTCTACGACTACCGACAATGTGTTGAACTCCAAGCTATCAGATATCAGAGAGACAGCGAGATAACAGTTCCCTGATTTGATCTGGTCGTGGGTAAATTCTTTGTCTCCGTATACGATCCTGTTTTGCACATCGCCCTCCTACTCCGGGAGCCTTTTTGGCTTGATCGCCGTGAAGTTTATGCTCAAGCCATGCCACCTTTGCACACCGCCGAACTTTGCCCCCGCGCGGTCCTCTCCCTCCGTCACCATAGCGTCATATGTGAGTGTGCTCTGACCATATGGCACAGTAATACTATGACTGTCCACTGGGGCGCTGATTGCCTCGAAAAAGCTGTCATAATCCTGCGGATGCCTGGGGTCAGGCTCAACCTCCATCGTATAGTCGTAATAGGTCCCGATGATATCCCTGGAATACCGCCCGGAAAGCAAATCCCCCGCATTTTCCCCGTCTGGGATTCTGAATGACCTCCCCAAGCTATCTATCTTTACCCGCACTTGGTATGTAATACCATCCATAACAACACTCATATGTCATCCCTCTGCAATGCGGACGCCACGCCTTGACAGCTCGTCCAGCATATAGGGCATGGACAGCCGGGCGAATGTCACTCCATCAATGGTCATGTTGACCGGCCTTGTGCTCCCGACGTATCTCTGTACCCCCGTCCTCCCGGCAACCTCAGAATATCCATCTGCTGCCGCCTTTTTGATCGTTGAATATGGTGCAACGACTTCTGGTTCTCTCTTATTGTCTCCAAGCATGGCGAGGAACGGGGAATTGGGGCGCACCACACCGCCGTCTGCAAATCCTGGGATATTCATGCCACTGCTTCGCACGGTACTGTTCATGGAGTCGACTGCGGATTTTGCTTCGTTTGTTGCAGATTTTATCATCGCTACCACGAGGCCAAGGCCCGCCACAATGCTCACTACCGCAGCCCCCAATGACCACGCCGAGTGAAACGCGCCAATCGCGACAGCCGCCGTCAATGCGGCAGCCGTAATCATCCCAAAGGCGGCTGCCGCTTTTTGAATCCCACTCATATCATCCCACGCATCCGCTAGGGATGCTCCGAGCGCGACAATCGCAATAATAGCCGCAGATATGCCGAGCAATTTAATATTTACCCCATCCAGCAGTCCCGTGAACGCCGGTAGTATAGAGGATATGCTTGACACCATACTCGCCAGCGGACTGATAGCGCCAATGATTCCAAGCATAGCGATAACTACCCTTTGTTTCCCGTCGTCAAGATCGTTAAACCACGCCAAAAAAACGGATGCAAGCTCTGTGATTTTGGTGATGAGTGGCTGTACCTGCTCCGCCAGATTAGCCAAGGTCTCCTTAAATTTTATGTTTGCTTCTCGCCCCTCAACGAGGGCCTCGTTGTTGTCTACCCATGCGTTATAGGTGTCTGTAAGTCCCTCATGGGCCAGGGTGCTTAATACAAGTCTCTGCTTTTCCGCTTCCGTGCCTGCGGCAGCTAGCCCGTCAGAAAAGTTTTTCGCCCCGACTCCCAGCCGGTCTAACAGCTCCGCAAACTGTCCTGTCGCATTGCCTGTGGCAAGAGACTCTTGCAAACTGTCCGCCAAGCTCTCTACTTTTAGTGTATCCGGGAATCTCGTAACCGCACCGGCGAGTCCTTCCACAGCCACTTGCAAATCGCTTTCCGTGAACCCCGCCTGTAAGAGGTTGGACACCGCCTCAACACTGCTGTCCTCCTCGCCCGTAACGACATACAGATCGCGGAAGGCGTCTCTTGCGATCCCGATCCCAACTGCCGCCTCTCTGGCGTTTTGATCCAGCTTGGACAAGTCCGCTCTCAAATCCTCTGTAGCGGGTACTGCGGCAATGGCTGCCGCGCCCATAGCCCCTATCGCTTTTGTTGCCGGCGCAAATGCTTTTGATATCCCATCCGCCTTTTCTTTGATTTTCCCGGCTGCCGCCGCCATTTTTTCCCCAGACGCGCTAAACTTTTCGGCGGCTTCCGCAGCCCTCTCCATCCGTAATCTTGACTCTTCCAGCGTCTGGTTAAAGGCGTCATATTGCTCACGGGCGATTGCTCCGCTCTCAAACTGCTTTTTGACTTGCTCTTCTGCCCGCTTCAATACCTCAAACTTGTCTTTTGTCGCATCGAGTGTATCATTCAGCAGGCGTTGTTTTTGCTCCAGAAGGACCGTATTCCCGGGATCCATTTTTAACAGGCGTTCCACATCTTTTAAGCTGCTCTGCGTTGTGCTAATCTGCTTGTTTACTCCGGAGAGTGCCTTGCTCAGGCCGGTGGTATCGCCGCCGATTACTATGGTAATGCCTTTTATTCTATCCGCCATTTCAGTGCTCCTTTAAAACCGGTCCATATCGTCCTGGGATGCTATGGTGTTATAGCTGCATTTGTCATTTTCGGCCTCTATGTACATATCGTTGACCATGCCCACTGTCAGCAGCTCTAAGTCACGGACTGATATGCCGAGCTGCACCGCCCGGAGTAACAGCAATGCAGTTGTCATCTCCCGATCTATGGGATTTTGTTTTTTTTTGCGCTCGAAAGCGTCTCCGTATTGAGCTGCCACAACTCAAAAATTTGGGGAAACACCTCATAGATGGAAAAGGTCTCAAATCTGTCTAGCCAGTCCTCTACCGTGTTCTCAGGTATTTCCGGGTCTGCATGTTTCGCCATAATAAACGCCATATTCTCAAACACTTCCAGGAGGTGAGGAGGAATTGCCTCCTCACCGTCCTCCGCCTTTTTCACGGCCTTATCGATCTCCTGCATATCCAGCATGATATCTCTGCGAAATTTCAGCCTGTACAGTCGCGGAACTGCTGCCGTAGCTTTAAAGGCTATGGCTCTTCCATCGATCATAACTGTCGTTGTCATGCGCCGCCCTCGCTTGGCATCCACACATTCCCGTACCAGCCGCTATAGACCGATTCCGTGGTTTCGGAGGTGGTCTTTGCCTTTACGTTCCCGTTTGCAAGAGGAGACGCCGTAATGGTCAGAGTGTCAGTGTTCGGCTCTTTCGCGCTGTTGGTCGTCTGACTTGCCATAGTGGGCCGAGTGGCTTTGCAATTATACAGCACATGCCGGGTGGCCTTTTGGTCTCCGTCAAACTCAAACAGCAGAGCAAACGCTTTCGGTTCTGTATTTGCGTTTTCTGTGAGCACCTTCGCGGTTGTATCCATATTTTCTCCCAAAATATCCTCACGGAAACTGTCGGTAAGCAAGGCTATCTCAAGGTCACCGCTATACCCGTCGTTCGCCGCCGTAACATAATAGGCACCATTGTCTGCATAAAATTTGGTCTCATCTCCCTGTGCAGAGAGTGAGAGATTCACCGCACCCGGAATGGCGACGGGCGTTGCAAACGTAACGCCGCTCTCCCCCTCTGTCAGTACGGCGTAGTGGACATTTTTGAGCCCGTATTTCACTTTGTTTTCAGCCATATCTACACCTCAATTTCGTATGTGATTTGGTAACACTTCTCGCTGTTGATATAGGTCTCCGACCTCTCCCATGTGGTCCATGACAGCGCGTCCTCCACCTTTATCTCAATATCCCGGCTTTTGACCGCTGTATACAACTCAACCCTGATATGGTCTATAGGCAGATATACACCGTTGTCCGCCGCAAAGTTGTCGCTATATGGGGTGAGGTAACAAATAAACGGGAGTGCGGGTGCATCTCCCTCCGGCCATGCCCGATAAGTCACAGGATATCCGGTCGTGTCCAGTACGCGTCTGATTTCTTCCAGCGTCACCCCCTCAACACCACCTTTATTTTGCCGTACAACTCCCGTCTTGCCTCTTCCTCAGCCGGTCCTATATGTGGTATGCCTTCTACGCGACCTCCGTTTATTCTTGCGTGCCCATTTTCCAGCAGGTGCGCAATATGAGGTTTTTTTCTATTATGGATATTTACCCTGATGTCCTCTTTATCTTCATATGCCACTGTTGAGATCCAGCCGGATGCATACTTCCCTGTTTTTTTGGGAGACGTACTTTTCAGGCGTTGTATTGTTTGACTCACTACGGCTTTCACTTCTTTTTTTACTTCGTCCGCAGTATCCCGCCCATAGTCTGCAAGAGCACTTTCGATTTCGGTGCTCAACTCCGAGCTTGGTATTCTCGCCATAGTTACACCCCGGTCTTACGTTCCAGATACAGTTCTATGGTTTCGCTATGCCCTAGGTAGGTGCGATATATGCCATATCGCACGCCGTCCAGTTCGCATATTTCCTCTCCCGCGTAATCCGGTGCGAATAGGATCGCACGACGCTCTGGGCTCAACCCGACACGTCCCCCGTCGAACCACTCACTCGCCGATATACTCGTCACATTGCAAAACACATCGCGCGGCGCTTCCTGCGGTACGCGCTGTCCAATGCTATCTGTGGTATATGTTACTCCGATAAGGGTAAGTACTCTTGATCTATCCATTTTCTTCGCCCCAATCAGTATATCCGGTGGACGTTTTAAGCTGTGCCTTCTGCTCATCATAAGACGCTTTTAATCTGTCATACTCATCCGGGCTGCCAAAGTTTGCCCGGCAGTATGTAACCACCGCCCGTATAATGAGCGGGTCCGTTTGGTCCTGCTGCGTAACACCGGCGATACGGAGGTCGGCCATCGCCGCAACGATCAAGTCATCGATTTCGCCATCAAACGCGGTGGTCGTAATCCGCAGCGCAAGCTTGACCTTTTCCCGCATCGTTATGCCCCCTGTTGCTCCAAAAATTCGGAAATAATGTCAGCCTTTTTCGTTTTTGTGATGCTATAACCTAAGCCGGATGCCAGGGCCTTGATTTGGCTGACGGTTAGCGCCTCCAAGGCCCCGGCCTTATGTTCCGGCTCTCGCGCGAGGTTATAGCTTGTTAACCCCCCGAATCAGTGGTAATAGTCAGTTGCGCAAAGGAGTCCGGATCAATCAGCGCACCGGACCCACGCGCATACCCGGAATACGTTGTCACGTGCTTTTTGATATCCTTATCGCTCTCGATCATGATATCCTGGATCATGTTATACACCACACGCCGAGCATCGCCTACAAGCACTACATTATCGTCAACGGAATCCTCAACTTTGATTTGAGCTCCCAAAATGACGCCTTCCTGCCCGGCCTGTGCGGAGGGCTGGAAAATCGGCCTCCCAGTGGTATCCACCATACCAACCAGATAGTTATAGATGGTGGCGCGTGTCGCATATACCGTTACAGCGCTTACCCGCTTTAGCTTCCCAAACAGCGCCGCCAGCTCTTTAAAGGTCAGTGCGCTATTTTCCGCGCTGTTTACCTTATTCCCCGCAGTCATATCTGTCCCGATCTGAGTAACTACATCATCCGCCATTGCATCACCGAGGCTCGCGCTGATTTCGTCAATCAGATATCTTTCCAAGGCATCAATACTCATCCGCTCCATAGCGTAGGAGATATCAACGTGCTTGGAAAAATCCTTTCCGGAAAGAGTCACTTTCACAAATGTGTTCTGCTCGTCATCGTTTGCTGTATTTTCAGATACGCTTTTCGCAGCGCCCTGCGCGATCGCCGTGTGTTTTACCACCTCCAAGATCGTACCTGTGCGGTAGATCGTGATATCTCCCATGATCGCGTGCCGCTGGGACACCAAATCCCAGATAGAGTTGAGCATCGTAGTCGGGAGTACGGCAGTGGTATCGGCAGTGGTATGTACAAATGCTGCTCGCTCCTCACTGGTCATATCAAGACCGAGCAGATTTTTCAAAAATGCGTTCCGGTATTCTTCGCTTCCTGCCCCGTATGCGCGCGCCTTCGTCTGTTGTTCAAACCGGCGCATTACTTCTCCCGCTCCATTGGATACTTCTTCGCGGAGTTTTCTACGTTTTTCGGCGGCCTCATCAAGCTGTCTCAGCTCTTCCTTTAAGGCCCGTACCTCTTCGGTGAGCGCGTCAATGTCCGCTCCATCGGTATCGATTTCCGCACTGATAGCGGCGAGGCGAGATTCAATCTCTTCTTTTCGGTTCATTTTTTATACCTCCAACATAAGCTTAAGTTTTTTCTTAGCCCGTTCCAGTCGCTCCGCCTTGATGTTGCCGATCACTCCGTCGGCGTATCTCCGGGCACTTATACTCGTCAGGTCATTAGCCGGGATGCTTACGGCGCTGACGTCGTATATTTTTTTGATTTTTGTTATGGTCCTGTTGACAATTTCAATACTGTTTTCGTAGTCTTCTGTTGTTTCTCTTTTATCTTCGCCAACCACAAACGAAAATGACATTTTGTCGGTGTATCCGCCCTTTATTTCCTGGTATAGCTGTCTCCCGATATCCGTGCCACCAAGGTCTGCGGTAATTTTAAGCCCAACATTATCTACAGTTAGAGACAGCGTTCCGTTTTTGTTTCGAGCAAATACTCGCCCCTCGTGGTTGTACTGCATAATTACATCTGCCATATCGCACTCATGGAAGGCCGTAGGTGCGATTTGCTCAATTACCTTGTAGTATTTGCCATCGTATAGCATATAAGGCTGATTGAACGTGGTCGCGTATCCCTCTACAAGCATTTGCTCTTCGTTGTCCGCTGCTCTGATCTCCATGACCATGTTTCGGTATTCGCGTCCATTCTCTAGTCGATTAAGTTGCTTATCCGTTAACCCCACTTGTTAAGCCATCTCCTTTCCCGGTCGCGCTTCCATCCGCGCCTAGCAAATAGTATTCTCCTCGGATCGTATAGGCTTGTCCCTGGCCGTTTGGCAGCGGAGGCAGATTCCAAATCTCTCTTATCTCATCACGGTTCATGATACCTCGGTCCGCCATCTGGGCCGACACATTGAGCTTTTCTGTGTTGCTCATATACTGCAGCCGGTTTGCAGTCGCCATCAAAAACGCCCCAGAGGCCCGTTCCCGCTCCGTGAAAAGCATTTTTGTCATAACATCTGACATCTGGATTGCAAATGGTTCAATTGCGCCTTCATAAAATGCTGACCACGCATCTCCATATGCCTTATTTTGCAAAATATCGGAATTTACTCCGAAATAGTCATATACGTTCTCTTTGATCGCCTGCATCTGTTCTGCGTCTACAACAAACGGGCTGCTCTTAATCTGTTGGATTTCTGAATACGTATTGGGGAACAGAAGCACCCCACCTTCTCCACCCTGCAAATTCTCCTTGGTAAACCGTTTCCGTTCTTTTGCAAGGTCCTCCGGCTTCGTGAAGTTATTTAATTTCGCCATAAAACGGAATGTCGCTGCGCTCTTAACTCCTTCCGTGATGCCCTGATTCTGGATGTTGATAAGTTCCATTGTCGGAGCAAGTGCGGCATTGCTTTCTCCAAAAAAATCATCCGAATATTGGAACTTGGTCATGATACCAC